TTATTTTTCTGCATTTTCCACATATTTTATAATGTTGCCCGGCTGCATATCCAGTAAAGTGCAGATTTTTTCTAATGCAATTATTCCTACCATCTCGCCGCGTCTTAACGACTGAATCGCGTTTTCCCCAAGAAGCTTTTCTTTTCTCAAGCGTGTTGTATTATAACCGCTTTCTTTTAATGTCTCTAGCACATCTATTTTATAAGTAAGCACAGTTTAACACCTCTCTTTCATATAAAACAGTATACATTATTTTAAAATTGCTTTCAAGTATGTTTACATTATAAATAATGCACAAAAATCATTCTCTAGTTATACATTATTTTTGGTGCATTTATATATTGTAATTACACCGTTTATAATGTATTATAATCTCAACAGGAAAACAAAGAACACAAAAACAGGAGGGAACGATCATGAAAGCTAAAATTAAAATTGAGGGAAAGATAAATGATACTTACACTTTTCAGCAACCAGAAGAGGGAAATATCCTTGACGAGCTGGAGGCGATCATCGAAGAAATGAAAGCCGGAAGAATTGATAAAGTAGAAATTGAGAGGGAGGCGTAAACATGAGAACGTACGAACAGGATTTAAAAGAACTTAATATTTCAGCAGAAGAATTTGATAACATAATTTCACACATTTACGATAAAACAGCCGATGAAATGGCGGTGCTTGCTAAGGCGATTAAAAGCGGCGCGGCTGTTCTCCCGACTGTAAAAAGAGCATTTGAGCGCGTTCTTGCAATTAGACAGGCGGAAAGACAAGAAGCATATAACATTTATTATAACGATTTGAATACTATGTGTTATAGCTGTAAAAAATGCGGTATAAGTTGTAACGGTACAATTTGTAAAACTTGGACTGGTTGCGCAATGAAAAATTAAGTCGAAACGGCGGAAGCTGCCGCCGTCTGCAGGAACTGCCCTACCTGCACCGATGAGACAGGGCGCATGATGAAAGGATGGTTGATTTTATGAAGATGATGACACTTGAAGAAGCGAAAGAATACACACGCCAAAAGTTGGCACCGTATTACAGCAACGAGCGAATCGAGAACGTTGTAAAACAGTATGTTTCCGTTGTCCGCCCAGGCGTTGTCTTAGTTGAAAATAAAAATGTGGGACTTATGGAACTGTATCTATAGGAAAATGAAAGGATGGTTGATCTTATGAAGTATTACAGAGCAGAGATCGAAGACGATAATTTCGAAATAATTTTAGCCGATAGCGAAGAGGATGCTATCAATCAGTATTTTGAGTTAGGAGAAAAACACGATTTATTTAATCTGATAGAGCTAAATGATGATTATAATGAGGTTCGCACAATTTTATAAATTAGGCAAGCGGCGGCGTTTACCGGGGTTCGATTCCCCGGCTTGCTTTTACCAAAAAATTTGAATATGGAGGAAAATTGAAGTATGAGAAAATTATTTTTATTAAAAAAAGGCAGAATAAACTTTTATGCATGCCTGTATGACTGTGGCATGTATACAATCGACCGAATTACAAAAGGATTCGGCGGAATTGTGACAACATTTGAAACACTGGAAGAGCTTGAAAAATATGCTGCTGAAAACGGATATAAAAAAGCATAATAGCCGCCGCAGAGAATGCACGCCGGATCACTACCGGCGGCGGTTTTTACCCAAAAGGGATTTTATTTTAAGGAGGATTTATAAATGACACAATTAGAAAATTTGAAAAACCAGATCAAGGAATTAGAAAAATCATGTGATGAAGCGCGTGATAGAATTAAAAACGAGAACCTGCCGTTTTTAAACATTTATGAAAACAGAGCTGCATTTTTTATCAACAAAATAGAAATCCGAAACGTGACAAATCAGGGAATCCGGGTTTGTATTGTTTTTGAAGATGAAAAAGAGCTTGCAATCGCGATTAGTGATTATGCAGAGAATATAGCGTTTTAAGCCGGGATCGTCCCGGCTTTTTCCAGTGTCCGGATATATTGCAGCTTGACAAGATACACGCCCTGTCATATAATTCGCTTAAGTGAACACGTATAAGCCATTTTAAGGCTTGCGCAAGGCAATGCAGTGCTTTTATATATTTACAACACGAAACGTCTGTAAATCGTTTTTACGACGTTGCAAGCCTGTAAACGCTGTGTATCTTGCCGCGTTGACACTCCCCCAGATACACAGCCATGATGCATCCGGTAAATCACTGGGAAGCATCCGGGGCGCGTCTGGAGACATCACCGGCAGACCGCCGGGGTGTGAAAATTCTGATTTCTGATCTCAAAATCGAGCCATTTTCCAAGAAGAAAAAATTCAAAAGTTGAAAAATGAGATTCCAACTGTGAAAAGACAATATGCACAGTAAATTATTATGCGTCATTTCACAACTTGTGAAATTTGACTAATTCGTTCTCTTCTCTTTCTCTGGCTCTCGGTCTGTTTCTGCTTTTTCTGCGATTTCGTTGTTCTTGTTCCCATTCGAAAATTCCTCATTCACTTTCTGATTTCGCGATTTGTAATTTACAATCTTTACATCTGTGTTCAATTCATCCGGTATCTTCCCGACGATCAACACTGTATGCGGTTGCAGCCTGTCTGTCATTACTTTGAATCCCTCGCAAAACTCAATCCGAGCTGCCTTTGCCCGAACTCTTCCATTTGTGCATACAGCGATCACACCACCCTTACTGTACCCGGCAAAACAAAGATCATAATTGTCTTTGTCCGGGATGCCTACGGACGGTACAACACGGATCCCGTTCAGAAACATGTAATGTGCAAGCGCATGATTCCGGTACACGTTATATAGATTCAAAGCAAACGGCATACCACAATCGCCTGTAGCAATACTAAAATCCGGCATACAGACCGAATGGAAACACTTCAAGTGTTCCATGTATTTATCCGGGTTATTCCACAGTCTTTGAAACTTTGAATCGTCAATATAAAAATTCACATTTAATTTTCTATGCCCTTTTATCTTTTGTGAAAAGCTCTCTCCAAAATCTATGGAGTCCTCCGGCAAATAATCCAAGCTGCATGCCGGGACAATCGGGATCTGATATTTTTCATCAAGCTCCGCTCCATAGATCATATATTCTTTCATAACATCAAAAGATGTATGACATCCATTGTACAATACTATCACCCCAAAAACATTTTATCATTTTTCTTCTTGACAAACAACTTCTTTTGTGAAAAGCAAAGAACGTGCGGCGTAATCACTTCTGCTTAGTTCATTTATCAGCTTTTCCCTTGTCATTTCCGGGTTTGTTCTGTGAATATACCGCAGCAATTCATCTATTTTGTCCACTATGCTGCCCTCCAATTAATGTTTGACATCAGATCATCCAAAAGATAGATCAAATCAGTACCGTACAGGCTGATCCAGTCCGCAAGATACTCTTCCTGCTCAATCGGCATATGAATGTTATAGGAAAAGCAAAAACAATGACAAAGTTCATGAGCCAGTATTTTGCGCAAATAGCCATTTTCTGGTTTATCCGAAACATATATTATCCTATCATTCCAATCAGTCACAGCAAGGCTAATAGAGCCATCAGAGCGCATTAATTTATGACTTGCGCCGTGAACAAATTCTATTTTCCATTCAATACCATTTATAAAAAACATTTTCCCTCCAAACAAACAGGGGCATTTCTGCCCCTGCCATTACATTTTGGAAACAAGCGTTGACAGCTTGCTCTTTGTCATCGTGCGCTCTTCCGGTGTCATGTCAGAGATAAGCTCCGCCATATCCTCCGAAAGCTCTTTCATGTATCTTTCAAGGTCATGCATCTTTGCATCCTTGTCTTCTGGCGTATTGCCTTTGTGAAGCTCTTTGCTTTCCATGTAGCTTCTGCGGCTCATTCCGCTTTTGCCCTCTCTGCGATCACGCATTCCACCTTCTGATGACATTTTAGGCTCGGTGTAATACATTCTGCCAGAATGACGATCCATATCACGGTCATGCTCCATATCGTGATACATTTCCGGTGTCATGTGCCAGTAAGGCGGCTCGTCATATCCTCTCCGTGTTCCTCTTCCCTTTGGAGCAAATCTGCCGTCTGCATACCGGTAACGGTCATAATACCGTCTGCCGTCACCGAATCGATCAAACATTTCCATTGTTTCATCTGCACTGGATTCTTCCATTGCTTTCATCAATGTACGATAATACATTGCTTCTGCAAGGTCTTTCATCATATCTGTAACCTGTCCCATTTCGCATGGGTCTATATTTTCAATTCCTTTGTCAATTTCGCATTTAGCACATTCAGACAGTTTTTCAATCATGTCGTGCATTCTCATAATATCCATAAAACCGCCCTCCTTACGCTTCCCGGACTGCAATTAAATTGCTGTTCTGAACTTCGATTGCCTGCGTAGACGTATTCTGTACCGCTACCGTAACACAGCAACCGCGAGGAACGTCCACATATGCCTGCGCCGAAACGTTAAAGAAGTTTTCAACTGCCGCCGGTGTAACAATCATTCGAGTTGACTGCAACGGTTCTCCGTCAATTGCAATAGCCAGTGAAATAGCTTCAACTGTGCCACCTGTAGGGATTTGAATGTTTCCGGAATAAGATACCAAAAATCTTGCCCGGCACTGATTTGTAAGTCCTCTCAATTTGACAATGCCGCTTCCCTGTCTATGAATAATACATTTTGTTGCGCATACCGGAGTTTCTGTAAATGCCACATCTTCTCCCTGCGCGACAGTTTGAATTGCAATCCCTGTAAATTCTGCCATAATTATTTACCTCTCTTTCAAAAAATAAGGGCAAACATTATAGTCTGCCCTTTGTGTTTATAAGCAATACTGCACAGCAGACATAATCGATTTAAACTCAATTAAGATACTCAATTATTCAATTTTGTGTAGCAGCTACTTTTAGCAGCTACATCCTGTGTTGCATCCACAGCCATACGCATAAGCGTTAGGATTTGGAACAACATATGCCGGGATTGCAGCCGGATTTACAGCGTTGATGATCTGCTGTGTCTGCGCTGACATTGCAGTAGTGAGCAATGCAGACTGGCGATCCTGTGATGCGGCTCTTCTTAAGTCATTATTTTCTGCCTGTAAGGAAGAAATCTTTTCCTGACACAGGTAATCAAGGATTGCCCTTGTTCCTGCCTGCTGGCTGTCGATAATGTCTCTTGTGTTGCTGTTCATGGTGTTCTGCAGTGCACATGTGTTCTGTGACATATTGTAGTTTACACCCTGGATAGCTTCTCTGGTCTCACAGCAGCAATTAGCCAGCTGGGACTGTAAAGCATTCTGCGCCTGCATAAGTGTCACGTTTGTGGTATTAAATCCCTGCTGTGTCTGGTAGCCAAGGTTGCAGATTGCATTGTCTACACCATGGAAACCGTTCATAACGGCGGTATTCTGTGCGTAAAATCCATCACAGAGACCACTTGTGATACCATCTAACTTCCCGATGATAGCCTGCGTGTCAAATCCACGCTGAATAGCGGAATCAGTATAAGCAGCCGCCGTTGCGCCATTACCTCCGTTTCCTCCCCAGCCATTGCCGCCAAAGCCGCCCCAGCCAAAAATCATAGCGAAGATAATGATAGCCCACCAGCCATCGCCGCCCCACATGCCATCATTGTTTCTTCCGTTTCCTGTCACTGCTGCAATATCAGCAAGACTAGGAGATGCGTTTCCATTAAACATTTTGTTTACCTCCATCTGATTTATTTACAAATGGGATAACCGGTTATTATGCGCGCAACCCAAAATGTACTAATGATTAAACATGCTCATAACTTTCTGTTTTGCTTCATCTACCGTAATTCCTCTTTCTTTACAGAGATTCTCTGCCATTGTCTTAAGTCCACCTGTATCTCCGCTTTGATACATTTGCATGGCATTTTTTGCCATAGGATTGTTTTGAACCTGCGGAGAATTCATCATTTGATTTAACAATAATTGTGCCGGATTCATTCTGGATCACTCTCCTTTTTTACCTGTGAAGTTTTTCTTTGACCGCTCGGGATTTTATCTAATCGATTTTCTATTTGTTCAATCTTTCCAAAAAGTTCATCGAACTTCTGCATAAATGCACCTGTGCACTCGTCTGATAGGTCAAATTTCAATTTTTCAGTATCATGCGATAAATTGCTAACAGTATCATGCGAAACTGGCTTAAAAACGATTGTGCGAATTGTGCCATCTGCGTTCCAACTTTTAGCGTATATTTCTGTCATATCCTGTTTTGGGAAAAATGCAACGCTGCCATCCATTGGCACATCATTGGCAGTGATGTTTTCTACCGCCGAAACTACTTTTCCATTTATGCCAAAAGTTTGAACCGGGATCTGCTGCTGAATTTGCTGCGGTGCCTGCATATAATTTTGTGTATTATCAATGCGTGGCTGATTCATATACGGATTGTATGCGTACTGCTGCCCGTATTGCTGCATCTGCTGATTATAAATCGGATTCTGGTATGCTCCGCTCATATTCATCCTGTTTGACCTCCTCTAAAACATCTTCAATTGCATGTATAATAGCCGATTGTGTCGACAGATCTAACGACTGCATCTCTTTTCTGGCAAAAATTTTTTCAAGAACTTCATCTGAAAACAC